CTGAGTGCCTACACGCGCAGCACGACACCAGACGCGGAGATAACCCTCGTCGGTGGTTTCGCTGCCCGTAATGGGCGCGAAATCGTAGCGAGAAACGGATGTTTCCATGGCGTCAGCTTAAGGCTTATGGATGCAAGCGATAGGCTGATTCGGATAGCGTATGACTGAGCGTGGCGATCTATCGACAGCTTGCACTTTGCGAGCGTATTAGACAGCTAAGAGTAAAATCAGGATATACTCAGTCGCAGATAGCGGATAAACTTACTATCAGCCAGGCTGCTTATTGTCGCTTGGAAAAAGGGGAGATTGAGTTTGCAGTATCGAAGTTATTTGAGTTAGCAGACTTGTATGGGATCTCGGCCTCTGCGCTGATCGAAGGGCTTTAAGCGTTGTAGACCTCGGTGTGATAGACCACAGCGCCCTCGGAGATCAGGCGGCGGCGGATGTCAGTGGCTTCGTGGGCAGGGCAAAGCAGCGTCTGGGCTCCGGCGTGGTTCCAGAACCAGATTCGGGTGATGGCGTGCTCGGGGGGATGAGCGGGTTTCACCGGCGGGATGTCTTGCCAGAGCACTTCCACTTCGCCCGGGAAAGGCACAGCGGCGTGTTGCGCTCCGCGCCGGAGCAGTCGTAGCCCTCGGATTTCATGTCACCGAAGCTGCGGGCGCAGTAACGGTCGCCTTTTTCGGTGCCGGGGGCGATGGTGTAGCCCTTAGCGCCGTAGCGGACCTTGTTTTTGCGGCCGGTTTCGGGGTTGGTGACGACTTTGGTGTACTTCTTGCCGTCCTCGGTATCAGCCTGAGCTTTCTTCTTCTGCGCAGGCACACAGTTGGGAACCATCCGCTTGCCTTTGGGCTTCATGCCCACCTGCTCGTAGCCCTGCCAGCAGGCGTCGCGGCGGGTGGGAGGTTGGAGTTGGACCGGGGCGTAGTGCTGGATGTAGTTGTCGGTCCGGCCGAAACCTTGGGGCTTGCGGCGACGGGGTTGACCGGTGCGGGGATCGAAGGGGATGGCCTCGCGCTCGGGAGTGAAGCTGCTGGGGGTGAGCTTTGGTTGGGTGCCTTCAGGGAGACGCCGTTGATCAGGGGCGCGATACCCAGGCTCGAACCGACGGCGGGCGGCCTCGGTGCGGAGGCGCAGCTCGCGCAGGGTCGTCTTCGCAGCCATGCCGGTGGCTTCGCCGGCAGCGGCCATGGTGTTGCCGATTTGGGCGATGCGGCGGACTTCTTCGCGGGCGGTCTGCGCGATGCCGGCCTCTGCGTTCTTCACCGCCGCTGCGGTGTTGGCGCGCATGCGCTGTGTTTTGGACTGGCGCGGGGGCGCAGCTTTGAGCAAGGCGCGCGGCGACGAACCAGGGAGGCGTGGTGTAGGCGAGGGACCTACCGGATCTGAGGAGGTCGAGCCCGAGGGGCGAGTGGAGCCGGAGCGCCCTCGCTTACTTAGGGCAGCGGCACCGAGAGCGAGAGCACCTGCTGTGAGGCCGATACCAGCAGCGATTGCGACTTTGGTGGCGGGACCCTTAGTGCACTTTTCGCCCTCGGAGATGGCGCCTTTACCGCATTTGAGGTCCGCGCGAACACTTGTAGAAGTCCGCATCGTGATCAGAGCATCGCTACGCCTGCTGCGCTTCTTTAGCTCACCAACGGTCGTAAACAATTCTTTGGATGTTGGATCCGCAGGATCACGCTGAAATCCATAGCGCTTATACAGACTTTCTCGTTTCTTGCCAAGTCCATCATTGAAATAAGCGTTTGTCCAAATCACCTCTTCATTGGGCAGGTCTTTAATGCTAGCCTGAAGCATGCGCTCAACTCTTGATAGTATAGTAGCTCCCTCTTCGCGACTAATGTTTTGGCGACGGTTGGTGTCACCGTTAACTCGGAACTCTACTTCGCCTGAGCTGCCAAGCTTAAAGTCAATTACGTTGCCGGCGGGCGTAGTGCTTTTGCCCAGTGTGACGTTTAAGTCAGGATGTTTGCCCATTACATAATTGTGCTTCTCATTAGTGGTTATGTTGCGCCACCCTTTAGGAGCTGAGATGGTAGTGTTGGTAGGTTGCGAAGTAACTGGGGAAACTTTTTCCTTGGTCTTAGGCGTTGCTTCGACTTTTCTCTCGACTGGTTTTGGTCGCTCTTCTGTTGCGCGACGCTGTACTGGCGTAGTCGGTGGAGGCTTTGGAGGATCCTTAGGTATCGGAGGCACCTTGCGTTCTGCAGTAGAAGCCTGTTGACGCCCACGGCGGCGCAATGCGATTGCGCCAGCTGCCAAGCCTAAACCCAGCGCGATCGGAGCGACCTTCTCGACAACTGAAGCAGGCCCCTTTGAGCACTTCTCACCCTTGGAAATGGCACCCTTACCGCATTTCAGATCGAGGCGGATCGAGCTCGGTGTCAGTGTCATAGCGAGAGTGCCTCCAGATCGATGTCGAAGCCGTCGGCGTAGATGGAATCGAGCTTGCCCCGGCGGCGCATGATCTCCTGGTAGGCCGCGTTGATCTGCTGGGCTTTACGGGGGTCACCTCCGACATCGGGGTGGTTTTCTCGCATTAGCTGGAGCCATTTCTTCTTGATGTCTGCGTCTGACGCGCCCTCGGAGATACCGAGGTCTTTGAAGGGATTTCCAACTGCTTTGTTAGCACCTACGTTGCGACTGCCCTGACTGCCTGAGGCTGCATTTTGCTTTGCGCGTTGCTGCGCTTGCTCTCGAGCTGAATACCACTGACGCTTGTAGTCTTCTGCGCCCATAGTCCACTCGGCTTCAGTGGTAGCTAGCTGAGTGCGCATCTGGCGACCCGACATAAAGGTACCAGCGCCTAGATACATGAGAGTGCCGCCAGCCATGATGCTTCCGGCCTGTCTCTTCTTAGGCTCTTTGGCGTACTCGTTCGCCATCAGACCGGCGCCTGCGATCCCTAAGCCAGCTCCGGCGATCTCAGTACCGAGCGCTACACCGCGTGCCTCTTTGAAAGCTGCTTTTCCTTGAGAGATACCCTGTTCCGGAGGAGCATCTTTGCCTAATGGCTTATTGCTAATGCGTTGTGTCGAGCGATATTTGCTAACCCCTAAGGCAATGCCTCCAAGAACAGCGGCGCCACCTATACCGAGAGCGATATTGCGGATGGTGTTGTTGGTCTTTGCTGGAGTTGCGGTGCCTTTAGTGCATTTCTCGCCTTTGGAGATAGCGCCTTTGCCGCATTTGAGGTCTTGTCTGACCGTGCTCGGGGTGAGGGTCATTACTCACATCCCCAGCTGGGTGTAATCGACTTTGAAGCCTTTGGCGTACATGCCGTCTTTGTAGCCAACGCTTTTGCGCCAGGCTTTTTCCTTCTTCTCGTTCTGAGCGTGCTGCTGGAGGTCGGTCATACCGAACGCGCCCACACGACGGGCTGCGCCCAAGCCACCGGATACACCAGTGAGAAGCGTCGAGCCCAGAACGGCGGCTGTTTTGGCTCCACCGGACGCTTTCTCGTTTTTGCCTCCAGTGATGCCAGTAGCGAGTGTCTTGCCGATGTTGTAACCAGAGACCCACTTACCGGCCTCGAGCACTCCGCGACCTGCACCTTTAGCTGCCTGGCCGACTTGGACAGCTGCGCTTGGGCCTTGAGCTTTGGTGGCGGGGCCTTTGGTGCACTTCTCGCCTTGCGAAATGGAGCCTTTGCCGCACTTGAGGTCGAGGCGCTCAGCGGCATCGAGCCGGGCTCGGATGTAGGAGCGGCTGCGGCCTTGGATGCCGAGCTCGCAAGCAGCGAGGTACTCCTGAGGGGTCAGGGCGTCGTTGCGGTCCATCTTCCTGCCGCAGCTGCCGTCGCACTTGGCTTTGCGCTTACCGCAGTTGCAGCCTTCGCCGTCCATCGGCTTTTTGCCGTACATGCCCCCGTCCATGGGGGCTTTGGTGTGCTTGGCGCCCTTGGCGCTGCGCTTGCGGGAGTGGGGCTTGGAGGCATCCATTTCTTCGCCTTCCATGCCCTCTTCCTCTTCACCCTCGGGCTTGATTTCGATCTCGATGGAGGGTTTCTTGCTCTTATCGGCGCGGCCTTCGCGGTAGGCGGTGGGCTTCTTGGCGGTGGAAGCGGCCATAGCTATGGGGCGCGTCCGCCCGGTTCGTGATAGGCCAGTGTAAGAACCTGTTCCTGACTAGGACACAGGAACAGGTGCGATTTGCTCGAAGACGGCGGCCTTGTTGAGGGAAACAGGTGCGGTGCCGAGGCGTTGGACTGCCTGTTCGACTTCTTTTTTATGCGCTTTTCGCATATTGGCATAATTTGGGTCCATTGATGCGATATCGGCGTCCCAAGGTGCTAGGTAACAACGACATCTAGGGTGTAAAGGGACACGAATATCTTGCCTGCGGTAGATGTTGCCCGCTCTCGGGGCGCAGATTGGGCAGGCGCGGTCATCAGCGGTGGCGTAATACATAACAAGTTCGATGCCTTGTGCCGCGTAGTACGTATTCGAGGCGTCGTTGTATGCACGAAGCGATTCGGTGCGCACAATCGCTTCAGCGCGGGACTTCACCACACCGAGGCGGGAGCGCAGGTCCTGGACCATGGCATCTGTGGGGCGGCCTTCGGCGACTCCCTGGGCGATCGTCGCGGCTGATGTAGCTGCAAAGCGCTCGCCGTGTTTGCGGAGGTAGCCCTTGGCTTGAGCCGCAGCGGCCGCGGTGGCTTCAAGAGGGATCGAAACGTCGACGCGGGGGCCGGGCTTGACCTGATCACCGAGCTCGGTTGCCACGGTGACTCCGTATCGGGCAGCGGTTTGCAGTAGGAGACGGAGGATCCGGTCGTAGGCATCGATGCGATCCGGGCGGAAGACAGGAATGAGCTGACGGAACTCCTGCAGCAGCGCCAAGTTGCGCTGGGCGGGGTCGGTGTAGCCCGCCTTCATGTGGATACGAGCTCGTCGCACCAGTCGGTGGAACCCAGCGTCTAAAGCACGATCCAACATGAGGACGGTGTCGTCCTCGAGAGTGCGGAGGAGGTCGTTGTACCTCTCGACCAGCTTCATGCGGCGAGCTTCTCGCTCATGAGGAGGTGGGTTGCGGAGCGCACGGCATCAAGAGCGTCGCCGCGAGAGCGACGGAAACGTTCAGCCGCCGATTGGGTGTCACCACCTCGAATCAGTGCGGCGATGTAGTCCTCCTGTGCTTCAGGGATTGCAGTTAGCTTGCCCTGATTCTTGAGAGCGTACATTTCCCCGCCACGAAGCCCATTAAGCTCACGGAATTTGAAGCGTTTGTAGATAGAAGCACGCTTTTTACCAAGGCCATCGTCTTTGAATGGCTTGTTGAATAGAACAGCATTCTCTGGTAGTTGAGCTAGCTGGTCGTCAAACATTGTCTTGACTT